CCGTATCGGCGGACCCAGATCGTTGGGTAACCGAAATTTCCAGCGCCAATGACGTCAAATGAATTTCCTGAAACGAAGGCGATTTTGTCTTTGGTGAGCTTGATCTCTCGTATGCCTACTTCGTAAGCGGCGGCACCTGGTTTATAAACGCGATCAGTCTCTGTGCTGATAATTGCAGTGAAATGGCCATCGATTCTGGCGTTCTTCTGCGATTTCTCGATCATCGAAGGTGATCCCATAGACAACACATAGAGCCGATACCGAGCCGCCAGCTTAGCCAAGGCTTCGGACGCTTCCTCATAGGCAGGTAGGCGGATATCGGCATCAATCCACGTATCCCTAAGATCGTCCCCGACCTCCATTTCCATTTCATGAATGGCTAGCTTAAATGCAGCCTTAGTCAATTCACTCCATGGAATGAACCGGTTCATCATACCGTTTTGAAAACAGTACCGCTGACAGGTGGCGAACCAAAGCCGGGTGAACGGCTTTCCCTTTCCGGGGAACGCTGCGTCGATTTCGTCCGCCAACCCCTGCTTGTCACCGATGGTACCGTAATAGTCGAAAGCCAGGGCTTCAATCTTCGAGAAATCAATCATTCCAAGTCACTCGCGTTGATGCTTTCATGTGCACCTCCAGTACTGACGATACCTCTCAAACCCTAAGTTGGCGGCTTGGGCGTTTTCAGCCATAGAAAATTCTCCCTAATTAGTGACATGAAGCGATTTGTTGCTGTTTACCGCACACATCACAAAAGTCTTTTTAGAGAGCTTATCACCTACGGCTGGAAGTTCAATTAAATGCACGAAAAAATGACGTCTATTACAGTATTTGAGCTATACCTGCCGTTCTGCCGAGCGTTGCAATTTGATATAAGCCTTTAAAGAGCAGAAAACCGTGCGGTTTTGCTTCTTATTCAGCAGCCGTATTTAAGGTTGTTGATTAGCCAACGGAGGTTGAGGACGTACAGGCTGTGTATCTGCTCTTTCCGTATCGTTTGGGATCGCAGAAGTTGCTGATTGTGGCTCTCGCTGTTTGAGGATTTTGGTTTTAGGAATAGAAACTGTACGAGTGACAGTCTTTGTTTCTGGTTTGGTCATCTTTTTTGCTAAAGCTACTACGCTGCTGCTTGTGCTTAGCATCAATTCTAAAGCTGTCCATTTGGTTTCATCATCAACACCGTTGCATTTAGAAACATATAAAAAATACGATAATTGCTTTGACCAGCTGAACCTGCTTACAAAGGTAGAGGAAATTCATCACACTGGTCACAATTTGGTTCTTAGAGAAGAATTAAAGAACGTCGCTCAATATGCCTGCATTCCCATTCCAAGGTAAGTGAGGGCGAAGTGGTGCGATTTTTGCATGAAACTACACACTCACGTAGAGAAATTTTCCTCCCTGTTGTTCTCCGCGTGTACTAGGCTCTTTCAGAATGACGGAAAGTTATTCGCTAGAGCCTATTTTTTGAGTGAGGGCGAAACCGCCCCCGCTGTCTTCAAATGAGGAATAAAAAATGCTCAAGTACATAGTCATTTCGGTTCTCATGCAAGGTGGGACGCCAGTCGACATCCAAGGCTTAAAAAATACCATGACAGCAAAACAAACTTTTTTCTCCACGAAAGAAGATTGCGAAGCAAGTTTGTACAAAGTTTTTCTCAAAGAAGAGAGTGAAGGTATAAGGTTTGAGAGAACCGAAAAGGGCAACGTGATGTTGATCTCAGAGTATTCTGAAATGCTCAAAAAGTATGTTGCTTATGCCCAGTGTGTTCCACTGACAATTGATAACAAATAGTGAGGGCGAAACCGCCCCCACACTTATTGTTTAAGCCTGCACTAGGTGCTTGATTGCAGCCGCATTAGCTAACACACCGTCGAAGCGAACAAAGCCAAGCAGACCGAAGTCAGGAGCGAAACGCTCACGTGCTACATACAAGGCAGGCGCTCCAACTTTGCGGACATAAAACTTCTTCATATCACCAAAGAGGATCGTCTTTTTCGCCGTTGCAATGGAGTCCATCGCTTGGTTCACAACCACTGGATAGCCAAGGATTGTTTGAGGCACACCGACTTGATAGTTGCCCATCTGCCAGAGGTAATTGCCATCACCATCCTTTAGCTTTCGGATAGCTGCCAAGGTTGAGTCATTCATCATGATTGCCGCTGAAGCTGACTGGCGATAAGCTGGGTCTACAGAGTGGATCAGATCAATGATTTCGTCAGCCGCGATAGCCGTGGCACTTGCAGCGGTTTTACCCGCCGCTGAGTTTGTGACGATACCTTCAACATCAGAAGACCCAGAACCTGTGGTCAGCTTACTATTGGCAATACGTCCAAGACGCTCACCTAGCAAACCACCAATTAGGCTTTCCATATTTAGGATGCTGTCAGAGTTCAGCTCAGCCGACCATTTGACCCATTCGCTATCGAAGCTGTATGCTGCAACGCTCTTGGTTCCGAAGGTAGCGTCTTTTCCACCATCGTCAGTTGGCTGAGTACCTTCAGTATGTGCAGTAGGAGTTACGGCAGTATCATCAATTGTTGGGATTGAGAAAACCCGACCATCAGTTGAGTTGATTACCGAAAACAATGCGGATGTGTACATCGGTCCAGATGCAGCCATAGCTTCCTCGATGAAGGTCGCCATCTCAGTTGGAACTGTGTAACCGCCACCACTGTTTGAGGCACCAGTTTGAACACGATATTCCTTCAAAACATTGCGAACTTCTGGGTCCACATACTGGTCACCGCCAGCACTCACCATTTCGGCAAAGGCCATGCGGTAATCCATAACCAAACCAGTATCAACGGCAGGAGCTGTCCTACCTTCGGGAGCTGGGATTTTGGATGTGTCTGGCTGTATCAGCTTCTCTACTAGCTGAGCCGCGCGCTCTTCACGGTCTACACGTGCCTGAAGTTTATCAGCATCTGCCATTAAAGCGTCAAATTCACGCTCGATTTCCGCAGCTCTGCTTTCAGGGGTTTCGTCAGTAACTTCTGCAAGTTTGGAACGGGCCTCGGTGGCGATTACCGCCATCTGCTCCCGCAAGTCTTTTATATCAGCCATCGTGGGCCTCCATCTAAGGGAAAGGGACGTCATCACGACGTTCCGTTTCGGCGCTCGCCCACAGCGCGGAAATTGGGCGTAAACAGCGGGAACCGCCGTTATGTTTACAGGCTAGATTTCATCCTCATTCGGCGAGCTGCCTGCGATTTTCTTTGGGATTTTCTGAACTGCTCCAGCGATCTCAGGCCGATCTCAGTGCCTGAATATGCTGGGGTCGTTACGATGCTGACATCATAAAGCTCCGCCTGTTCAATGGTTCTGCGTGGTAGGTCATCACCATCCACGTCAGTCCATTTCTGGCGGGTCGGAACAAAAGCAAAGCTCATTTTGTCCAAATCCCCACGCTTCATTTTTGGGACAAGCGCCCTCACATCGGGATCAGACGTATCCAGAGACGCACGTATTTTGAGACCACGTTCATCTTCTGAAAGCGTTAAGGTGCCTGATCGCGTTCGCGCCAGTGGCAACCCTTCATGATTTACAAGAAACACAACATCGTCACGCCCTATGGCATCACTGAATGCACTCGGTGCAATTTGCTCTCGCCATTGCCCACCGATCACAGTGTCCTCGTTAAATACAGCGGCATAACCTTCGACAGTCACGCCATCCTCTTCGGCTCGCACCTCAAACGAAGTGGAGACCCGACTTTCACGGTTTTCCATTTGATTTCCTTTTAGATTTGTTCTTCAGCGTTTGGCTGGTTTCCCATGGGGACGGTTGCCCCTTGGATCAGTAGGTCGCCACCATTCGGCATTGGCTCCAGCTCTTCCAAATCGCGCACCTCATTCGGTGTTCTGATGCCGTTCTGGATTGCAGTTGAATATCCCTGCATGCGGGTCAGTAGATCGCCGCGCAGCAGGCTATCGAGGTTAAACCGAATATGTAAATCGCTGGTGCGCCCGAATAGCTTTAGTGTCATTTCCTGTTCGGTTTGTTCGATCCAACGTCTCAGCGTGTGTTTGACGAAATGTAAGTCTTGTTGCTCCACATTGGAAAACGTCCCAGTGCTTAAATCTTGCAAGAACACAGGCGGCAGTGAGTAAATGCGCGCAATTTGCTCAATACAGAAACGCTGTAGCTCGATCAGTTGCATTTGCTCTGGTGAGAAGCCGATGCTTTTCAGCTCATGCCCGACTGGCAGAGCCATGACTGGACGGCCCTCTCTGGCTAATTTGGCAGTCGCATTTGCTACATCTTCGCTTGCTCTTTGCGCGGCTGCCCCACTTTGGAACGGCCCCTGCAATACTGCGGGTGGAATACCACCAGATTGAAACGCTTTACTGCCATATCGCGCCGATGAAATAGCCAATCCAATAATATCTTTATTCGCCATTATCGGGCTTCGTATGTCTAGCTGGTTAGGCCTTACCATAAAGGTAAGATCGACCACTTCGGTTGCGTCATATACGGCAGTTTTCGTCCGGTAGCCTTTTGTTGGAAATCCGTCATCTTGTTTTGTGTAAACGCTCAGATCAGTTGGATCGAGAGGGACAAGATCGGTAATATCACCAGCACCATTGCGCACAATCAGCGTTACTGACCGCCCGCCCGTTAAGACTTGCTCATAGGTATATTTGCGCCACGCAAAGGAGCTTAGAGAGGGGTTAACGGCTCGATCTAGCCACA